ACTAGTCCTAAAATTTCATTAACTTGACCGAGTTCAATAGTAGCGATAAAGCCCCCTGTTCCGATCGTAGATTTATAAATCATATCCTCCATCATATTATGGGGCAGTTGGAAATTCTATTTCGCCGTTGTCGTCAATGCTGTCCGTTAGGTCACGAAGCTCTTGGCGATAAGCCGCCCAAGCTGCGAGCTTGTCTTCAGAGATGGTAGTGTCATTTAGCTGAGTCCAGTCAGATTTAGCTAGTAGACGGTCACGCTCTGGACGTAATAATTCTTTTACAGTCTCAGGTTGTTCTGCCCAAAGTTTCGCTTTGAGGGAAATTAGCTTTCCTTCAACTAGGAATAGACCCCCGATTGAAGTCTCCACTTCTAGAGCTTGCTCATCAGTGATTTCAGCGACTTTAATTCCTTCTGAAGTAAATTCTATTTTCTCGTCGGATATTTGCAGGACTCGCCCATTCGTATCGGTTAATGCGTATTTCATAAGTTATTTATCCCTGATTAAATGAATAATTATAGCACGTAGCTTACTGTTAAGCCGCCGTATGTAGTGCCGTATCCTGCTGCTCCGACTGGAACTTGGATTGTTATGGCGGAAACATTAATAAATGCGTTTGTGCCTAATGTGGGAGCAGTTGTAGCAAAGCAGTTAATTGTGGAAAGGATAGTGCAGTTATAGAATGCGTCATTCCCGATGCTGGTAACGCTGTCGGGAATGTTGATGCTCGTCAGACCAGATATTGCGAATGCTCCATTCCCGATGCTGGTGACGCTGTTGGGGATGTTGATGCTCGTCAGGCTACTGCAGCCAATGAATGCGTCACGCCCAATGCTGGTGACGCTGTTGGGGATGGTGACGCTTGTCAGGCTAGTGCAGCCAAGGAATGTGGCATACCCGATGCTGGTGACGCTGTTGCCGATGATGACGCTTGTCAGGCTAGTGCAGCCCCAGAAGGCACTAAACCCAAGGTTAATGACGCTGTCGGGGATGATGATGCTCGTCAGGCCAGTGCAGTTATAGAATGCGTCATTCCCGATGCTGGTGACGCTGCTGCCAAAGTAAATACTAGTTAAATTGCTATTAAAGGTATACCCAGATGAACTAGTAATACTCGTAAGGTTTCTAGTTTGCTCTACTCCTGATATAAAGTCCGTTGTGTAAGGGTAGTTAACTGCTCCGATAGCGTTACGAGCTTCAAGTCCGCTAGATGCGTCTAGAAGATTAACTACAGTAGAGCTTGAGCTTTGACCGATCTGAATATTTCCTACTGTAAGAGTTCCGACGATCGTAGGATCTGGGAACGACTCGAGAAAAGCATTAGCCTCGGGGCTATTAGTCGGAGAAGTCGGAATAGATCCGCTAAAGTTATGTCCGATAACTTCTCCGTTAAGTTTAACTCTAGCTTGAAGTGAAGTCTGCACATTCCCCGATGTGTCTGTAAGCTCGACCTCGAAGAAGGTCTGAACCTGATCTACATTAGCTATAAGATCGTAAATGCCTGCAGTTGCTAGAGAGAGCGTTCCTCGGATTCCGTTGTTAGGAATGTCAGTAAAGGTATTCGTAAATGCTAAAGGATCTCGGAAGAGCCTCCAGAGCCATGACTCCTTAGTAGTAGCGTCCCCTGTTACTAATCGAGAAACGCTTACTGTGCTGCGAGGCTGCAAGTTAATGAAGTCTAGAGAAGGGATAGTCTGCGCTCCTACTGCGTCAAATTGAACCTTAAAAACGAAGTCCGCTAGTTGAGTTACTGTAGCTCCTGCGACCTGCGAATCTATTATAGTTTCAAGCTCTGCAGCCGTGTGATCATAAGCTAGAGTATCAGATCCTCCTACTAGATAGCTACCCGATTCGGGACGAGCGTCTAAGTTTCCGATTCCGAGTCGAACCTCTGCGTAGTCTTGAATGTTTAAAGCTCCCCCGATTCCTGTTAGGTAAAGGTCTAGAACTAAGCTATCGCCAGCGACGAATTGTGTAAACTTTTGGGATCTAAGATCAGTAGCTCCGCGAACTCTAGCTGCCCTTAGATCTTCAGCATCGTTGTTTATGTATATAGACTGACTCATTTAAAATAGTTCTCCTGTCAATTACTCCTGCCATTCTTCGTGCTGCCTTACGTGTTCGATCACCTCGTCGAAAGTCTGATCGAGATCGATAGGAGGACGCCATCCTGCTGCGTATATCTTTCTACTATCTAGAGCGTATCGGAGATCGTGTCCCGCTCTAGTCTTGTGAAAGTCTACGAACTCGTAGATTAGATTCTCATTCATGCGAGAAGCTACTTTCTGAGCTAGTTCTAGATTTGTGATCTCCTCTAGTCCTGCGATGTTAAATTTAGTCATGCGCAGATGATCGCCGTAGCGATTAAAGTCTACTTTCTGCAGCATGAAGAGCCAAGCGTCCGCGAGATTCCTACAATCTATATACATTCTAGAGCCGACCTTATCGGGCTGTCCGTGAACGGTAACTGTCTCACCCTTGTGAACGCGAGAGACGATCTTCGGGAGATACTTCTCCGCGTCTTGCATCGTCCCTATCATGTTCATGCAGTGAGTAATTGCTATAGGAGTTCCGTAGGTTCTCCAGTAAGCGAAGCAGAGAGCGTCCTGCGCTGCCTTCGATGCAGCGTAAGGATTAGAGGGAGCGATAACGTCCCATTCGTGATGACAGTGATCGTCGTAAGCAGAGCCGAAGACTTCATCTGTAGAGCAGTGAATAAACTTCTCTAGGCTAGGAAGCTCGCGAGCATACTGTAGGATGTTTCCGATTAGACGAGTGTTTGATTCCCACACGTAGACGGGATCTTCGATCGATGTGTCTACATGAGAGATCGACGCGCAGTTTATAATGTAGTCGATGTGTCCGATCCGAGACGCAGTTCGCTTCGATATAGGAGCGTTTAGATCGTGACAGATCATAGAGTAACGAGGATCTGCGGAGACTCGCTCCGCGTCGCCTAAATGACGAAAGGAGTCGAGTCCGACGACCTCCCAGTCTGTATTTTCTAATGCCCACTTCGCCGTATGAGATCCGACGAAGCCTGCGCTTCCTGTTATTAGTAGTCTTTTTTTCATATAAATTTATGGAATGGGACTCTACGATAGCGCAGATGTCCTTTAGTCTCACCCTCTGGTTCATGGTAAGCCTTGAGAGTAGTAAGTCCCCCTTCTGCCTTGTCATCTCTTACTACGTGATCGCAGACGGTGTGAGTGATGCAGCAAAAACGCAACCCTTCAGGTTTCCACTTGTGCCAGTTAAGGTAGAGATCCTGAGTTCCCCCTCCGTCGTATCCGTCGAACTGAGCTAGAGCCGCCGCCCGCTTACTCATTAAAGTGCAGCCTAGACCAGTCCAGTCAGTCTCGATGACTGCTCCTCGACCTGTGCCGACATGACTGTTATCGAGCCAGCCTCTACGTCGCCACTTCTTAGCGTTAAGCTCGAAGACGTTCCCGCTAGGAGGACAGGCTTTTATGCGCTCTCGAATCCTTCCCATTCTCCTATGTTCCTTCTCGAATGACTCCTTACTGATTTCATTGTCATTCAACCTTTCCTCGCAGGAGTCGATAAGTAGCTGTAGCTTGCTAGGAATGATTCGCTCTTCGGGGAGATAGTCTTCAGCTATAGGGTTTCTATAGCTTCCGTAGCCTCCTAGGAAGCTCCCACCTCCCTGCGAGGGGTAAGTTACGAACGAGACATCGTAATAGCCACCGTCGAAGCGTAGCATATCTAGAGAGACGGAGAGAGCGTTATGAGGAACGAGGACATCTGCTTCTACGCTCCAGAGATAATCGCATCCCCAGCGTCGAGCAGCGTCGAATCCTGTAGACTGTAGAGAGGCGATAAGGATCTGCCGATCCTTTTTATAGTGTTCGCCACTTTCCTCCATGTCGATAGCTATAATCTCGCGATCTTCAAAGTCTGTAGTCATCTCCTCTACTCGAATCTTACTAGCTTTATCAGTTACGACGATTAACCGATGATCGAAGCTGCTGCTCTCATGCTCGATAGCAGTTCTAGTTCTACGAAGGCAGACTTCGAGAGGGTCGATATAGGATTTAGTCGCGACAATGACTGATGCTATTTTCATGTTTTGAATTTTAACGAATGCTTTGAACGTGTCAAACTATCGATATTCCTAACTTTCTCTGAGTGTTAGTATATAATTATTTTTAAATTTAGCCTTTTCAACCACTATTTTTTCAGGGGATGAAATAGAAACTATTCCTGTCGTAAGTGTTGAAGATGTAGCGTGTATACTTTCATCATTTGCGAATACAGTTGAACCTCCCGATATATCAAAAGCAGTAGCATCGCAGTATCCCTGAAGATAAGCTATCCCCTCCCCTGAATACTCATTGTTTCCACCGAAAAATTTAGGGTTTTTATAATTTACGACATTATAAGAAAATGATTTCGGATGATCTCTAGATTGAAGACTTCCTACTGTAAGAAATCTTGCGAACTGAGAAGTAGTAGATCGAGTTAGCCCATCCGAGACAGTGCTAAAAGTGACTTGCACGATTTGCGTATTTTGATTGTTCTCGGAGAAGGACATGGTATTAGTCCCGTGATCGACTATTTCAAAGTTTTCACTTTTGGGAAAATAGATCATGCCGTTAATCGATGACTCTTGAGCCTGAGGAATGAACCAACCCTCAGCCGTTCTAGTTGTTTGAGAGTATCTAGTAACTGAGTTAGAATCGACTGTAGTCGTTAGAAAAAATTCTTTATAGTCTACGTCGGGAGGGGATGCTTTATCTCGACTTTGCCTATCTGTATTTGTTACTGAGCAAAAAGCCTTCTCGTCATATAGGAAAGGCATGCTTCTATATGATATAGCGTCTATTTCATTCTGCCTTAAATTGAAGCTATCGAATGCGTCAGGCTTTATAGTGTTAATTGTTATTGAGTAGGATACGTATCTTCCAATGACATCGATTAAAGTTCCTACCGTAGTCTCCTGCGTGTAATGAGAAGAAGATGTTGTGTATTTATTATAAGTTAAAATCTGTTCGCCGTCGAAGTATGTCCCTATTCCTGAGGAATCAAAAATCGTTTGCAATGTCGTCTCTATAGTCGGCGTTGTTTTAACTTCTCTTACTGTCGTTGTAGTAGGAAAGTAGGAAAAGTCGGATGCGCTAATTTGATCTATGAAAATGCTTGATGAATTAGTCGTAAGATCCCTAGTAATAATTGTCTCATCTAAGAAGCCATTACTCGCGTAATTACTACCAGTTTGAGTTCCTATCTTATAATAAGAATACTCGATGCTTGAATTAATTTTAGCGTTAAAAGTGCGAGTAGTAGTATCTAATCTAGTAGTGACAGGATAAGTCATGCTAGGCATGGTAGTATCCGTTCCCCTTGTCGATGATACTGAAAGCGTTAGTGGCATCCATGATTGACCCTCTAAAAAATAAGAATCCTCAATATCTGATAGTGCCGTAGATGTGCTATATGTATTCTCGACGGACTCCTTGTTATTTGAAAGAAAGCCGTAAACTCCACCAGCAGCCGAGAGCGTTTTATCGATTAAAAAATCGAAGTTTAGATTGTCCCAGATTTCAGTAGCGGAAGTTGTCGTGATTATCCCATATCTGCTCTGCTCTGCCGTGTTAGTCGGATCTAGGTCAGTAAGTTCGCCGTAATCGATATAAGTATATCTCTGCGTCACCTCCTGATCGAAGAAAGTCCCTAGAATAGAGCTACTAGTCCCAGTTTCAGCAGTTAGGACTTCCCTAGTGCTTTGACCAGTTGAATTAACATTTTTAGTGCCTGTCGCATTAACTAATGTAGTGCCTGAACTGCTACCCTCATCAGAGTTAGTTTGACCAGTGTAATCCGTCACTTCAGAAGTGCTAAAGGTCGTGCTACCTCCGTCAGATTGTGTTTCACTAGCGATTGTCGATCCATCATATCTATATTCAAGCGAGTAGGTCTCTCCTCCATTTTCATTGATTTCATTACTGTAGCTCGTTTCGAACAGCGTTGTATATGTTGCTTGATTGTCGCTATTAGGATTAGCAGTTATAGTTGAAGATAACCCAGATGCGTAATTAACATCATTACCATCGCTAATAGTTTGTAGCAATTCATAATAACTTGTCGAGTATCGGTGTTCATCATAGCCACTATTCTCTCCATTAGTGTCTATTGTATCGATGCTCACTATCGATAATGCGCTGCTAGATGTTGCCGAAACAATGCTAATTGATCCGTTATTACTACTCCCCGAACTAACATATGAATAAGCATTGTTGCCTTGAAAAGTAGACCCAGAGCTTGAGCCATCCAATAATGTGTTGCGAAGGTTTGCTAGAGTGGTCGTTCCTCCGCTCTCATAACTATAGGTCGTGATCTCTTCTCCGTTGTCATACTTCGTCCTAGT